TATCACCCCGTGGCACAGTTAACACGCCGGTGCTGCTATCATACGCAGCAGCAGAACCTGCCGCGCCGGAGGCTGCGGTTAGTGATGTGATGTTACTTAGTGTCGTTGCGGCATTAGATTCAGATGTTGCTGCGTTATCCTCAGATAAGGCTGCGTTAGCCTCAGATACGGCTGCTGCGTTTTTAGATGCTAAAGCGTCGGCGGTGTAGGCATCGGTTGTGGTTTGATCTGGCGATCCTTGATAAAAGCCACCTGCTGTGTCCGTCTGCGAGACTGCATCTTCCGCAATTGTTGATTCTGTCGCGTCCGTAGACCCAACGACTGTATCTGCCGGATTGTCGCCAAAAAAACCACCCATATTAGTACCCGCTGTTTACTTGAGATGTGGCTCCCGAAAACTCAGAATCCCTCGCGTGTTTTGTCAATCTTGAATAAGCTTGCTGATACCCTACTTCCCACTTCTGTGCGTCAGAGCCTAAGAAGTTAGCCGCCTCGACAAGAGCGCCATACAGATATAATTCTGGAGATAACGACAACATTACATTTGATGTGTCTGTGCTATTTAATCGGCCAACATCGTAGTAATAGATCATTCGCATCTCATCGGACGCACCTACCGTTGGCGTAGGAAAGAATTTGAGCCTGTATGTTTCACGCGCAAACATTGCGGGTTTACCCGCCTGTGGCGTGTAGCCATACAACTCACTTAACGAGACACGTTTTAAAGGTTCGTAGTTGAAAAAGACATCTTTCAACTCTAAGAAGTCACTTGGTAACGTGGCGTAACCGTCAGTGCTAACAGTCAGTAGAACTGTTTTTTCGTTAGTTGGAACGCGAACTTCGTGGAATATTCTGTTTTCCGCGAGTTCAATAAAATCTGGTATTTCCGCTGTTAGGTCGGTTCGATTTAACCAGTTAGCGATTGATGCCTTTAGACCATCGTATGTTGTCATACTCATAGTCTGCCGCCTCCTGTACGCAGGTAGGCATACTCAGGAGAATTAAGTTTCTTTTTCATGCGTCTTAAATCTTCGCGGTTTGGTGACATCACGTTGATGCCTTCGTTCATCCACTGAATAGCCACTACGTCAGGTATCGAAGCGACACGAACCATGTCCCCCATTTTCTGTCCTTCGGCTTGATCCCTTGCGCGTTTGTTAGCTTCTAAAACTGCACTAACATCTTGTGAATGCGATATGTGAAATTTATCTTCGCTCACATCGTGATGGATATTTGCTTTTAACTCACTGGACATGAAGAACCTCAAAAACGGAATAAAAAGATGGCCCCGAAGGGCCACCCAGTTTTGTTGCTATTAAGCAGTCAGTGCTTCGATAAGACCGGAAGCCTTGTCGTTTTCGCAAACCAAAGTAAGTTCAGTAAGCATTTGACGCTTGTCAGAGTCACCTTGCTTGGCAAGGACGATAGTCTGCATTGGACGCAGAACTGCTCGGCTCCAATACTCAGTGTCGAGTACCAAACAAGTATTCGCTTGAAGGAAGCGATTTGGAACAACAGAACACTCACCAAATGGGCTGACGTAGAGGTCTACGCTGTTAACGATCTTAGTGCCAGTGCTGAAGTCACGCTCACGACCTGCTGCCGCTGCGAAGTTAGCAACCAGAACAGAGTGAGATGGAGTAACTTGAATCTGGTTGGGATCGCCGCCAGCTTCGTAAACATCTTGAAGAACACCCAATAGCAGTGTCTCACTGAACGCACGGTTAGAACCTGCGGTGCTAGTGGTAGAAGCATCAATCTGATTCTGAGCAGATTTTAGTTCACGGGCAGTTGTGCCGTTACCCGGATTACCTGCTTGCAAAGCACCCACAAATGCGTGTTCTATATCACGACGCATTTCTTTTCCTTTCATCGCGATGTTCATCTGCAAATCAGAATTTCTTCCGTAGGTTTCGACAGCTTCGGACGTACCGGATGACTGAACAACCTTAGTGAAAATCTGAGTGTTAGCATTTTTCAAGGTTGTAGTGTTGTTGCTTGCTGCACCCGCGTCTGCTCCTTCGACGGCTGCATTTGTTCCCACTGCCGACAACTCAGATTGCTGCCACTGGTGTAGAGTGGCTGATGCAGTGCTAGTGCCGATTGAAGAAGTAAATGGAGTCAGCGTAGGGCTGATGTCATAAATGATATCTTCGATATCTTCTTTCTTACCTACCTGTGTGTAGGTTTTTAAGGTATTTGCTACTACTGGCATGATTAAATTTCCTAAAGTTAAGTTCTATTCAAGAGGGCTTGAACAGCGTCTTCCATAGACCCAGATTTCTTCAGACGGTCACGCGCTTTGCGATAATTGTCTTTCTTACCTAAATCCTTGGGTTCAGCTTTTTTGCCCGATAAAGTTTTCTTCGGAGTCGCTTTCACTTTCTTTTGCGTTTCCGTTTTTGCCCTGTCAAATTTCATAGCCTTGTACAGTGCCGTAATCATTCGGTGATCATGTACATCATTAAACTCTTCTGTAGTGACACCTAACGACTCAGTTGCGTACTCACCAATGGAGTAATACAAGTCGTTGTTCCAATTAGGGATTGTAGATTTGAGGACAGTCAGGCTTTCTTTGGCGTTTTCTTTCATCGCCGCCTGTTGCTGTGCTTCATTGCGTTGCTGATGCTCTTTTGCTTGAGCGCGAATAAAATCGTGCGTTTGCTTAGTTTGCTCATACATCGCTTTTGCTTGTCGGTATTGATCAGGGTTTTGCACTGCCGCTTGCTCCCAGTTCACGTTGTCAAAACGTGATAGGTCTGCACCGGAGGCAGTAAGAAGGGCATTCAGTGTGGATTCGTAGTTAGCCGTTTGTTCTTCTGCGGCTTTACGTTGTTCGGCAACGGCTTGCGTCTTCTTGGTGTAATCAGCTTGTCGCATATACCCAAGCTTGATTTCGTCAACAGATATTTTCTCTCCATCAACTTCAATCATTCCTTCGGTAATGGCATCAGGCTCATCTTCAGCGTCTTCTTCAGTTTCTTCGGTTGGGTCTTCGACCTCCTCAGATTCCTCCGTTTCTTCTTCGATTTCCTGTGACTCGTCGATCACTTCATCAGTAGTCTCTTCAACTACTTCTTGCTCTTCTTCAGGCGATGGGGGTTGTCCATCATCGGATTCCAACACAGCCGTAAGTCTAGCGATAATATCGTTATCACCTGCTTCAGTTGAGTCCGGTACTGCGGTTTGCTCGTCTGACATCGGTATATTCTCCTATTTTACACAACTTCTTCTTGTGTCGCCAACTCGTAGTTGTTTATGAGTCCGGCGAATTGTTGTACAAACATCTGTCCAGCCTTAAACATGGCGTACAGACGCTCCCTTTCAGCATCAGCTTCTGGTGGTGTGGCGAGTATCTGATCAATGATTGTTTTATTCATATCCTCAAACGCCCTATTAAACACCGCGCTGTTTAACATTTCTTTTGCGGCTTCTGCTGTACTAGCCATATCGCCTACATTTTCGTTAGTCATAAAAACTCCACTATGTGGTTGGTTTAGGTTTAGCTTTAGCCATTCGCCCCCGTGTAGGGGCTTTTGGCAACGTAGTTTCTTGGTCTAACTTTCCATCTTTCCACTTTTTGAAATCATCAAACGCCTGTTTACGCGTTTTCTTTTTGGCGTACTTCTTGTCGTGCGCCTTTTTAATAAAATCTTCTAATGCTTTTTCATCGACTGGCATAAATCACCCGATTGATACGTTGCGTTTCTGTTCTTTCTCGACAGTAAGTTCCTTCTCGTCCATCTCCATATCATGGTTTTGTTTCTCAACATCCATGAGCAATCTGCTGTCTTTCTCTTCTTCCAAGTGTTCCTGCTTCTGAGTTTCCAGAACCATCTTCTGCTGTTCTTTCAACACATCCAGTTCTAGCTGGCCTTCAAGCACCGATACCTGCCTACTGGTGATATCAGCGTTAAACTCAGCTTGTTGCTGTGCCAACAGCTTGGCTTCCTGATCAGCTTGCATTTGCTGCTGCTGCATTTGCTGCTGCTGCTGCTGGTACTCTTGACTGTTGGGGTCGAATAAGAAAGAAGCACCGTTTTTAATGTTTAACAACTCAAAAGCACGGCTGATCATAGCGTGACGCTGTGGTGCGCTGTACATACCACCAAGCGTTGGATCATTAGGGTTCATGGTAAACTGTTGATCTAGGCTCAAAAGCATCTGCGCTTCCTGCGCTTGCTCTTCTGGTGTCAATGCAACGGCCACAGACATCTCTGTGCGATCACCTAAGAACTGTGGGTTCACAGAGACAAACTGGCCGTCCAACTGAAGCATCTTTTCTTGGCTTTCGTTCTCTATAGCCAGCCTGTAGATGTCGTGCATCAATGGCTTTAAGAAGTTCTCAGCCAAGTTACGCGCCATCACCATAATTCTGCGGTTACTGGCGTTCATAAACTGAGTGATCAAGTCAGAACTGTTTTGCTTACTGACAACAGTGCTGTCCATGCCACGGGCCATACGGCTCATTCCGCTCCGCGCTTCCTTCTCAGTTTCTAGGCTCTCAATCGCTTGGAACACAGTGCCTGACAAATTAGGCATTGGCAGTGGGCGAACCACGTTCTCAGGGTTCGGGCTGTTCACATCAATAATCGCGCCTACCTTGTTATCCAATAAGTCTCTGGGGTTCTTAACCAGTGACAGGTTAGCGATGAACCGCGAGGTGTTGGTCATAAACGTGTGATCGACCACGCCGCGCTTCAAACTGCTTTGCGTCTTCTGGATATCGAACAGAACATCTGCAAGGCTCATACCGTGGAAGCGGTGAGGCAGTGGAAAAGGAGTGAAATACCGAAATGGCTTTTCGCTGACGATCTCTAAGTCGAGTAAGACCCTGCGGCTGTGAAGCACTTTCAGCACCACGCACTTCTGCAAGTCATCGCGGTACTTCTTCATGTACGACTCGTAGATCGTCACATATTCGCGGTCATTGTCAGCTTCGTATGAGTCGTCGTGCCGATATCCATCAACAGAGTCACGGCCAAGCGATCCGTCCTCGTGCATATCCTTGTCTTCATCGAGACGCTGTATTAACTCAGGGTCGTAACCCTCACTCAATAACTCGCCTCGCGTCCTGCTTGTGCGGTGCGAACAGAAATCAGCATCCTCTTCATCCGTAGCGCGTGGTGTTACAAGAAAGTCTTCAGGCGGTATCACCTCAATGCAGATTTTGCTTTTGTCGATCTTGCGAACTAACTCGCCGCTGTACATGACTTGCGCCGTCTCTAACATTTGGCCTGTCTGTGGGTCTTGCACTTGAGCCATCTGCGCTTCTTCAGCGTATTCAGTGATTGTCACAGCCTCATCCGAAGCCAACATCGAAAACCCTGCTTCGTCTAAGCCTTCAAAGGTTTCTTCGTCATACTCGTAGTAATTCTTGTAGTAACGCTTAACAATGCCTGTCTTAGCGACCAGCGCATCGTGGATCACATCGTGGAGAATTTTTGTTCCCTTGTTCTCACGGTAGAAAATAAAGTTAGTTAGCGCCGTAGCCATCTTGGCAGGAACAAAATCTTCTGCGGTTTGCGGATCGAAGCGGCAGATATCTCTATCAGCCGAGAAAGTTTCCATCAACATAGCCTTCACGCTCTCAACTGCGTCAAAGACATCCATGCTTACATGCTGTGATCTGCCGGTGCGCTCATTACCCAGAGGCTGACCGTAGTAATAGCGATGACCCTTATCACGCTGATGACCAATCTCGCTTTCAGCGTATGAGTCTGCGGCATTGATGCTGTTCTCTAGTGAGGCAAGCAACTCACCTTCGTTTATCTCAGAAGCTATATTCATTTGTCGTATATCCTGTTGAACCGTTAGTTAGTTGCTCTCGCTCTACCGCGTTCTGGCCGAACCGCGTTACGCTAATAGCTGAATATCGTGTTGCGTCCATAAGGTCATCAAACTCCTTATGTATCTTTCCCTTTTTCCTGTGGTATCTCCGAAACTCCTCAAACCACGGAACCAGATTGCTGAACACGCGCAGTCGTCCAGTTCTAAATCTCTCCAACATTTCCATCAGCCCCGGCTCCACAAAGTTCGTGCCGTCAGGGTTGGTAAATTTGCCGATCATCAAGACACCGATCTCCAGATACATCTCTGCCAGCGTCTTACCGCTGCCCTTCTCGGTGTTATCGCCGTCATGCGGGTATATGCAGGGGATACTCTTGCCACGGCTCTTAATAACAGCGCCGTGTACCGCTGGAACCTCGCCCTCTTTCTTGTATGCGTCATAAACGTAGATAACGTCTGAGTCAGGATCGTATGCTGTCCAAACACAGGTTGTGGGGTGCGTAATACCGAAGTCCACAGCACACAATTTCTTGTAGTGCGCCGGTATTTCAAAGGGTTCGACCTTTATAGCCTCTTCGGCTATGGGGAAGACCATGCCCTCACCCAGAACGGGTATGCCCTTTGACCGCATATCCCTCTGGTACTCAGGAATAGCCGCCAACAACTGCTCTTTAGTCTCGTCAGTGATGTGTGGCGCATCGTTCCATGTGACATTCTGGAGATACTGACCCTTGTTCGGGTTGTCCATAAACTGGCTGACGAGTTCGGTCATCCCGTTTTCTGGCGTTAAAGTACCGACGAGGTAGCCGCCCTTCCCATCGTTACCTGTGGCTGTACGAGTTAGGCATTGAGGGTAAATTGTGGGGTCGGTTGGCTCCTCGTCGATCCAGATGTAGTCCTGACTCG